TTCGCCTGCCACGTGATATCCCTGCCGCAGACGCCGGTCAGGCGGTCGCGGAGGTAGTTCAGCGCCGTCCCGACGCGGTTGAGGTCAACGGCGTTGTATGCGCCCTTCATCCCCGCCAGCCACTCCGCCAGCTCCGCCGCCGTCATGCCCGCGTAGCCCTTCACGGCCAACTCGTGCAAGCGTGCGACGTCCGCTGCCGTTCGGTCGGTGATGAGGGTGTCAATAATCGTACTCATAGAAGCTCCTTAACGCCCGTCGGCTTGTTTATCAGAATGACCTTAAAGGCCATATCTACATAATTAGAAGCAGAATCCAAAGGACACACCGTAGTCAGTATCACTACCAGAGAATTGATAGAGATAGCCGCTAGTGTCTATACACTTTACACTGCCTTTATGATTATTGTCCGTGCAGATTGAACGCAGCCACCAATAAGAATTTGTATTGTTATACTGCTTTATGCGACGACCGCTGCCACCTGTATAGTACTCGTACATGATACCTTCACCTGCTACCGAATTATAACCTATACCTAGCTCATCGTCACTTAATATAAATAGCTTATCTGCTGTAGAATCTAATTCCGACAAATACGCGCTGGCTCCAGATAGTTTTGTAACTTCTCGAATCGCAGCCTGCACCTCCGCGGGCATTTTTTTCAAAATAGCTGGCAGTGTGCTAGTACGCATTGTCGACTTCTGCCACGTGTAAGTAACGTTGGAGCTAAGCATCTTAGCTTTTGAGTAGCAGACATGAATCTGGAACGTCAGCGGAGCCTTACCCGAGCCGTCGGCATAATCGTCGTGGTTCTTGCCGATGATGTCGATTGCGTAGGTCGTGTTGTTGATCGTCATGTTGCATCTGTCGCCGACGTTCCATGTGTTGGGAACTTGTTTCTCTTGACAGGCCTTAATAATTGCAGCCCAGCTGTTATTTGCGAACACGGGGTCAATCATGAGCAGATCGACATTAACAACCCCGACTACAATATCCGACGTCTTTGTTAGGCTTGCTGTTGCCGCTGTCACTGTCCACGTTCCGGTCTCCTCAACCGTCAGCGTGCAGTTTCCGCTCGTATCTGCCGTCCCAGAAACAGTCTTGCTACCCTTTGTAGCTGTAACTGTTGCGCCCGCGCTGGTCGTAACGACAATATGCAGCGGGTCACCGGTCTGAATGGCCTGAATGGCTGTCACAAATCCGTCCGGATAGACCAGTGGGTCAGATGTGCTGCCTTTCTCCCGGATAGCTGATGCAACTTTTGTCAGGTCGGTTGTGTTTGTCAAATATTCAGCCATTAAAAGTTCACCCCATTTGCATCTGCTATTGCAACAGCTGCCCACGTCCCATTTACTACTCGCAGAAATTTTCCATTGTCCGAAGCCGTGACAGACGGCACTTCGCGAACCTTGACAGCTCCGGTTTTCCCATTCACGCTCGTCACGGGCGCTTCCGTTAGATAGTCCGTGCCCGCCACGGCCACCGCCCACGCCGTCGGCTTCCCGCTGGCGTCCACCGCCTTGACCTTGATCAGGTCCCCGACGGAAGCGCCGGAGGCGAGGATCACATCTTGCTTTCCGTTCCACGCGTCTTTGTTGCTGCGCACGTCGGCGATAGCCTCGTCGATCTGCGCGCCGGTAAACTGGCTGTTGTAAGCCATACGATCACTCCTTCATACACAGAAAATCCTCGCCGTCCGCGGTCTTCAGCGCCTGCGACTCTCCCAGCGGGATAAAGCCGTAGTTGTCGTTCCAGCTGCCGTCCGCGCCCTGCGCGAACAACGAAATGCGGTATTCCCCATCACCGGAAAGCAGAAAATCGTCGTAAACCTCAAAGGTTCGCTGCGTGCCCGCCGGGGTCTGGGAGAAGGACGCGATCAAAGCGCCCTTCCCGCGGCCCCAATCCTCGCCGGACTTCGTCGCGCGGCACTCGAAGGCCGTGTAGGCGATGTCCGACGAGAAGGAAACGGTGATCGAGTCGAACCCCGAGACCGCCGAGATCTTGTTGCCCGTGATGGAGAATGTCAGCTGCGGCGCGGCCATCAGGCGGCACTCCAGGTCCCGGCGGCGTTCTTGACGAAAACCTTGACGATCTTCGTGCCGTCGCCGGAAGACGCTGCCTCGAGGTCCGCGCCCTTGACAGTGACGTTGATGGCGGTGTTCTTCTTGTAGCCTCCCTCCGTGCCGCTGACGTTGGTGGAGCCGCCCGTCGTCGGGATCTGCGTGCCCGCCGTGTGCAGGCTGCTCGTCGCCGGAACGACGCGAATGGTGTATTCCTCAAAGTCCACGTCGCAGACGAAGGAGAACGCCGCTGCATCGTAGCCCGTGACCTTCGAGATCCTGCTCTTGTCGGGGCCGGTGATGGTCACGGCAGGAATCGACGTGTTGAGCGTGATCGTGTCGCTGACTGCGGCCGTTTCGTTGCCGACGTCGTCGCGCATCTTGACATAGATCGTCTTGAGGCCGTCTCCGTCGGGCAGCGTGATGGATTTTGTCTTGGCGAATGTCTCCCACGACGCTTCCGCCTCGGTCTCCGCCGTCTTCGTGCCCCAGATCTTCATCTGGTATCCCGTCGTTGTCTCGTCGGAGACAGAGATCTTCGCCGTGACGGTCGCGCTGGTCGCGTACTGTGCACCGTCGTTCAGGATCAGCGATAGGCCGGCAGGTGCCAGCGTATCAAGTGTCAGATTGAAAAAACTTGCCATCTGGATTTATCCCCTTTCTTCGCTTGTGAGTTCAATGTACAAAAATCCGCCCGGTCTTTCGTAGATGGTTTTCGTGCCCAGGTGGGCGGATTTGATGCCCATGGAGCCGATGAACAGCTCCAGAATGCGTTTGAGTCCAACTGCCAGCATGTTACCCCTCCAACAGATACAGTGTCCGCGCGTCCTTTTTGTCCAGCGCGTCATAGTCCGATTTTGTCAGCACGCGGATCTCATCGATCTGCGCCGATGCAATGCCTCCGCCGCCGGAGCCGCCGCCAGCACGCACGGAAACGTTAAAGGAAACGTCGATCGGATCGCGGTTCTTGAGTCCAAATTCAATGCCGCCCATCACAACACCGCCTTTGAAAGCGCGTGCGCAACGTCGATCTGCTTGATCTCCGAGCCAATCACGTCACCGCTCTTGAATTTCACACGCACCTGCATCTGGCAGGTCTTCGGGAGCTTGAATGTCTCCTGCTGCGTCAGCGGGAAGCGGAACTTCCCGTCCTTGTATTCGACTTCGCCGGGGTATTTCTTCTGCAGGTACAGAAGCGAGACCTCGACGGTCTCGATATCGTTGATATCGAGCGCTTCGCCGTTGTTCGTGATGGAAATATCGATGTTATAGGCATCACCCTGAACCATAGGATGCACCTCCGTTTCTCAGGATCCTACAATTTCACACTCCGCAGCCGCGATCCCGCTGAGCAAGATACCCATGCTGGTGATCGTGCCGGTGATCGTGCTGCCCCACGGCGTCGTCGTTTTGACGTAATCGCCGGGGGTCTCGCCGTCCATGACGATCCGCACGCTGTGGGTCTGACGGCGCATGTAATAGTCATAGACGTGCTGGGCAACCGCGGCGACGTTGCTGCTGCTGACCAGTGTGGCGTCCCTGACCTCGACGACGTTTGGCTTCGTCGTGGCCGTGACCTTCGGATTGGCCTTCGTCGTGACAGTGGTCGTGTGGTAATACGTCGTGCCGTCGACCTCCACGCTGTCGCCGCTGCCGGTCGTTTTGTACGCATGCGCCGTCACACGCACCTCCGTCACCGGGGAAGACGTTTCTACGCTGCCGCCGGTATAGAGCCGGTCAAGCGGGATCTCCGCCGCCTCGTCCGCCGCGAGCTTGCGCACCTTGATCCCGCGCGTTCCGCTGGTGTCGATGGTGGCGCAGATGGCAAATGCGATCTGCTGCAGCGCCTCGCGCTTCGTGCAGTCCGGGATGTAGCCAGTGACCTTTGCGTCGTCCAGCGAAGAGTCGTATTCCAGCGTAAAGTGCCCGGCGAGGATCGTCTGGATCAGCGTCTTCGCAGACGCGCCGGAATAGATCGCAGCCGCGAACGGCTCGCTGTCCATGACGCCAAGGGCGTCGATGCAGGAAATATCATAGACGCTCACGCTTTTCCGGGAGGACGATTCGATATAAAACACGCCGATCAGGTGGTCTGAGTCATACGCGCTGACGGGCTGCTTCTGCTGGAAGACGTAGCCGATATCGTCCGCGCTGTCCAGCGAGAAGTCGAGCGTGTTGATCTCCAGATCGTCAGAAATGATGTTCATGCCCTCCGTGACCCGGACGGAGCGCAGCTCTCCCCGCTCGAACTCCCGGACGATTCCGAAGAAGATCTGCGAGATCTTCGCGTAGTGATTCGGCAGGTGGGTCTTATTGATCTGCACAACGAGCTTGTTGTACAAGTCGACCTGTTGCTCGCAGAAATACTTGTACGAGTTCGGCGCGAAGGTCCTGGTCGCAAGCTGTTCTTCGCCGTTGTACCACGTCAGGACGATCTCACTGCAATAGTCGCCCTCCGAGCCGTCGAAGTAGAAGAAAATGCCCGGGGACGAGAACTGGCCGTTTAGGGAAATCGTGATCGTCGGCGCTGCATCGAAGGTACAGTCGTCTTTGCTCTGCTCCGCAGACCAGAACGCGGCCCGTTTGCTCCCGAGCAGGCCGCGCGTCCCGTCTAGGACCCACTGGTTCTGCTCGCAGGACGCCAGCAGCCCGGCGTCCGTGCCGTAGGGGAGCAGGGCAGGGTTCGCAAAGTCTTTCTTCGCCGTCGTCGTTACCGTCGACGCATCTGCTGCGCCGACCGCGACGTCTTCATATACCACTCTTACGCTCATGCCGGGGTCCTCTTCGGTTTCATGGCAACGAAATTGACGGTCAGGTTCTGCCAGCTGTTTTTCCCGGCATAGCTGGACGCCAGCTCGTCGTCGCCATTTGCAACATACGCGTCGAACGTCATGGTCGTCTGCGCATAGGGGACTGTCAGTACGTGGCTGTCTGCCGGTGCGGAGATCGTTTCATAAAACTCGTCGTATTCCTCGGGGTTCGATGTCACTGAATCAATTTCCAGGCTGTAATTGTAATAGGTGCCGATGATGTCGCGCGTCATTGCGCCGGTCATCACGCGCCCGGCATTGTCGCCGTCGAGCACGGAAAACGAACGTTTCAGACTCACGACGTGCAGATTCGGATACGCTTTCCCATCAAGACTCAATACGCTTGTCATGTTCTTACCCCCGCAAGCTTCACGCCGACGCGCTGCGTCTCTTCGTTGTTCAGCTGATAGATCGTGCGGCCAAGCTCACGCCGGTCAAGCTGGAAGATAACCGTCATTTGTCTGCTTCCCGCTACGCCGGTCTCGTTCATGGCCTGCTTGAATGCCTGCACCATCGTGGAAAGCGGCGTCTCGATGTTCGTCCCGCTCTTCTGGTCGCCGAGGACGGCCATGAATTCCCGGTTCGGCGGGATGACCGCGCCGGAGGCGAGACGTGGCAGTGCAACGTTGCTCACTAGGGGAATGCTAATTCCGAAAGACCTACCGCCAATTAGAGGAACCCAATCGGGGACCTCGAAATGAATGGTATTCAGCGCGGAGATTAGGAGGTTTATACCGTTGATGATAAAGTTTATCGCATATTCAACAGCGGTAATGATTCCATTCCAGATTCCCTTGAATATATCCTTTACTCCTTCCCACGCCTTTGTCCAGTCTCCGGTAAAAACGCCGCTGATAAACTCGATGATTCCACTTAGCCACTGCTTTATACTGTTGAATAGGCCGGATATAAAGGTTCCGTATGTCTGGAAAATCGCCGCGAGCATGGGGCTTTTTGATTGTAGCCATGTAATGAACATATCCCATACATATTTGATGGAGTTTATGATGGCATTCCACGTCTGCTTAAGCCCTTCCCAAATTTGTTTCGCGCCTTCTGCAGCAAGCTTTAAGTCTCCCGTAAACACACCCTTGAAGAATTTTCCGAAGCCGTCTATGATATTTTTCAGGCCTTCGATTAGTTCTTCGCCATGTCCGGTAAAGGAAACAAGTGCAACCAGAGCGGCGGCAAATCCCGCAATCAGGAGTGGAATCCAGCTACCCGTCAGAAGCGAAATGCCGATACCGGCGGCAAGTAGCCCCGCGATGATCGTAAGCGTATTTACTAAATTGAAGCCATTTTCAATGACATCCTTGATTCCGACAACAAGCATAGCAAGACCGCCCACAACAAGCGCAATGCCTGCTGCTATCGGGCCAAATGCGATTGCAAGTCCGGCAGCAAGCGCGGCAAGCCCCGCAAGCATTCCGAGGAAATTTTGTAAATCAATTCCGTTCTTCCACGCGTCTAGCCAGAAATACACAAGTGCAAACGCACCAGCTGCTGCAAGAGCGATCCCGGCAATCTTGCTCAAATCGTTTGTAAACATGCTTGCAATTTTCCATGCGAGCAGCCCGGCTGCAATCGCACCTACTAGGCCGAGAATATCGTGGAGTTTATCCTCCGCCATGTCGAGGTTTGAGAAATCCGGCGCGATATCCGTAGACGCCGCCCCGCCTGCGCCGCCACCGCCTCCAGATGCCTGATTGCTGGTAATCTGGTTGATCTCGTCGAAGCTCGCCATGCTCTTGCTGGCGTCTTCAGCTGCGGAGCCTACCCCCTCGATTGCTTCTTTTTCCGCATTCAGCCCTTTTGCCGCTGCGACCTGCGCGCCCCAGCTTTTGCCGGACAGCATGCCGAAAAACTTTGCGATAGCTGTAACAACCTGTGTCAGAATGTCCACAAGCTTCACAAAAACGGGGATCACGACTTGAAGAATCGGCTGGGCCAGCGTCAAAAACGCCGCCTTAAGCCGCGCAACCGCTGCACGCGCCTCCTCATTCTGCATGATTGTTTTCCCGAGCCATGTCCGCAGGCTTTGCAGCGCTCTAGTAATCAGAGAGAATACAAGGACACGCTTAAAAAGCCCAGAAACACGCTTGCCGAACGTGTCCATGCTGTCGGAAACACTTTTTGCGGCATGCTCCATTCGTTCGGACGCTCCGCTTGCGCTCGTAATCTCTCGCGTAAGCTCTCCTGCGCGTGTCTTCGCCGCGTCCAGCGCGGAGGTCTGCTCCATTACCTTGTCCGTAATTTTTGCGTACTTTCCGTCCAGGCTCTCAACGATCTTGTCTTGCTCTTTCAGACGCGCTTCCTGTTCCTTAATCTGTGCAGCGACTTCGGATTGCCGACTATATGCAGAAATATACGCATCGGGAGATGCAGACACCTCGCCGGACGTGATCTTCCGAAGCCGCTCGGATTCAGCGCGCAACGATTTCAGCGCATTTTCTGCCTGTTTTGCGGATTCCTTTGCCGCGTCAAGCTGTGCCTTGATCCCGCTTTGCTCGCCACTGCTCTTTTTCAAATCGGTTTCCAGCTTGTCGATTCTCGCCGTAAGTTTATCAAGCTCCCGCTGTGCTTTTTTTGCATCAACTTCCGCCTGCACAACGATTTTCCCATCTGCCATTTTCTCACCACCTTATTTTGAGACGCCCCACGCTGCCAGAATATTCTTTTCTGCGTCTGTGTAATTCGTTTTCAAATCAATAATTTCACGGTTTCGCCTGTAGAACTCTCGTTCCTGCTTGTCCAGAGGCTTTCCGAGAGCTTTCTTGTCCCGGATACTTACCACATGGGCGAACAGGCAGTCCCCAATTTCCTGATAATAGGACAAAAAAGTATACCAGTGCAGATATTCCAATGCACGGATTTCGCAGCCTGCAATTCTGTTGATGGGCGCGACAATCATCTCAAAGTCCTGCTCCCACGACATCAACGTCGGCTGCTTTTTTTGCTCCTTTTGGTCTTGCTCGTGGTCAATAAACCTGAAACATTTCCGCAGTGCTTCCTCATAATCTGAAAACGGAATATCGTCAAAGTCAGGGTAGAATATCTCAAGGGCGGCAATGGTGCGCTCCTCTTCCGTCAAATCTTTATCAGAAAGAGCGGCGAGGATATCCAGCACCGCTCTATAATCTGATTCAATCTGATATGTTTTGCCGTTTATCTCGGCTGACGTCGGGAGCGCGTAGATCAGCGCTTTCTTTTCGCCCATCTGTCCGTATACTGTTTTACTCTTGGGCTTAGTCTGGTTTTTTCGAGATCGAAACCAGCGTCCATCTCGTCGATGACAGCAAGCATAAGATTCGCCCATACCGGCAGACCATTTGCAAGCGCCATTACGTTTGTCCTGAACACTTCAGTACAAATCGGCTTTCCAAAAATTCCGTCGATTTTTTCGCGAATCTCCTTGTCGAACTGATCTGCCAAATCGAGAATTTTTTTCGGGTCCGTCTCGTTTTCGGCGCGTTTTGCGTATTCATGCTGTCTGGATTCCAAATCTTCGAACAGCGAAAACAGCTTTTTCGCAAATTCGCTGTCCGTAGGGTTGAACTCTACACTCACGCCGCCGTTAATTTGGAAGGACTGTACACCAGTATCAAATCTGATATCTGCCATTTATAGCCCCTCCTTACGCAGCAGAATCAGCCGTGAACGTAACTGCACCGTTGCTGCCGACCGCAGCCGTGCCGGTCGTGCGCGTGCCGCCCAGCGTCACGTCGAACGGCATACCGACGAAACCGCCGCCCTCGCCGCCGAGGCTTGCGGGCTTTACCATTGTGCCGTCGTAACGCTCCGCAAAGACTGCCGTCTTGGCCGTGCCGGCGTAAAAATGAACGATAAGAACGTCCTGATTCGCCAGTGCTGCTGCGTCCTGGTCTTTGACAGCCAGGTTCCACAGTTTTACGAGCGCCGCGTCGCCTGCGTCCAGCTCGCACGGGTCAAAGCTCTGCGTGATGATGGGCTTCTTCATGGTTGTTCTTGTGGTGCCGAGGATATCCTTGCTGGAATCCTCCTGCCAATCGTATTCCATGCTGGAATCAGTGACGCGCTTGCCGAACGGAGACCAGACAGGCGTAGACGCCTCGCCGGTATTCAGGTATGCAATCAGCAATTCGCGGTCAATGGTCTGGCCAGCAATGGTGTTAAAGGTCATATCTGCCATAGTTAAATCACCTCATATGTCAGTTTCATAAGAATTTGATGGTCTTCCGAGCCGTCATCGTACCGGGCGAACAGGGCCGCGCGGCTGACCGCTTCTATGCGGCGGACGCGCATTCCGTCGCCCAGATCCGGCGGGTTCTGCATCGCCCAATCCCCGAAGCGGTTCAACACCGCATCAGTTTTCAGACGCTTGTCATTACTCCCGCCCGGCTTGATGCGGGCTATGATCTTGAACTGGTATTCTGCCTCATGCCCGCCGAGCAAATACCTTTTTGTTATGTACGCACCTTGAATCACGGACAGAGCCACGCTTGCGGAATCAGCGGCGAGGAACTCATAATTGATGGTCGCAGCCGGGAGATCGTCATCCGAAAACGAGTTTACCCAGACCATCATTTTTCTGGATATGTCCTGTTCTTCCTCGGAAGAAACAAGCTTTTTTTCTTTTTCAGAGCCCATTTTTCACCGCCTTATCTGCAACTCGAATCCATTTGTCAAGGTTCTCAGCCTTTGAAGCCTCGAACCAGTGTGATTGTGCCTGCGCGTGTCCGGATGTCGTGAACACAAGGTTTTTGTCTGTCAGAACCTTCGTCCCGCCCTTTGGCGCGTACGTGCTGCCAGTCTCCGGGTCAACCATGACTTTCCCGTAATACAGAAATCTTGCATACGGTCCCGGATAGATGATCGCATTACCGTCCACCTGTGTTCTCTGGTCGAGAGAGCCCGTCAGGAACGGCACATACGGGCTTGTGTCCTTTTTCATTTGCACAGCAACAATGTGTTCAGCTTTTGTACAAACCCGTGCTATAGCCTCCTGAAGCTCGTCAAAGCCGTCGGTTTTCACACTGAATTTCAGCATCATGTGCCTCCGACCTGCCAGTGCCTCATGGAAGGACTGCCGAAGTCCTTCATGTCCACCTTTGTCACTTTGTACACATCGTCGTAAAACATTTCAATCTGTTCTTCCGTCTTGTCCGGCTCGACTACTTCACCTTTCACAAAGAAGGTAGTGCCGCCGTTACCGTCCGTGGATAGCGTCCAGATTTTGCTTTTATCAGTTGCGCGCCAGAACTCCTGCGGACCGACGTAGCGCTTCTCCGCATCTGTCACGCCGTCTACAGCAGCCGCAGAAAACGGAATGTACAGATTCACCGCATCTGCTCCTTCAAGCCCGCTCGCGCGGACGTTAGCCGCTTTTGACGCTTGGAGCATTACACCGCGAATTACAGTGATATGAATTTTTTGCGTATCTTTGAACGTTTCCGGATCCTGCTCCTGCGTGACGTTGTAGATGGTTACAGTGTGTGGGGCGTACATAAAAAACACCTGCCTCTGTAGAGAAGCCCGGTATGGGCCAGATATTCACGCGCTACGCTTGCAAGTGCGTTCTTCGCCTCCGAAGCCGCTTTCAATGCAGCTACGGAAGAATCGCCGCCGCTGCGAAGCGTCCTGGAATAGCCGCCTACAGTCTCGCTCTGCAATTCTCCTTCGTCAGATGCAAGCCCGGCGGACACATTCTTTCTGGCAAGCTCCTGCGCCGTGTCGATCAGCATATACTGGTCGACCAGAGCGCAGCAGCACATTTTCACAGCTTCGAGATCCGCGTAGTCTTTTACTCGGTTCTGCGTGTAATAATCGAGGAAGGAGCTGGCGCGGACGACCAGACGCTGGAAATCCTCTTCACTCACGCTGCCGTAGTAGCAGCCAGAGTAAAATTCAAAATCTGCATAAGTCATCAGCGCCGCCTCCTTATCACTTTGCCGTCACGCTCGCATTGCCGCTCTTAATCGCGTGGTAATTTCCATCGCACTCAACCACTGTCACGGTCTGGCCGCTTGCAATGGTCAGGTCGCTCTTGCCGTCCCAATCCTTCCAACCGGCAACATTATCGCCGTAAGCGACGGTCGCCGCGGAGGAGCCGGACGCGTACTTATACTTGTTACCCGCCGCAGCCTTTGCCGGAGATACGGTCAGCTTGGTATCGCCGCTCTTAGATCCAGCAGCAGAGGTGACCGCCAGGGAACCGAGCGTGCCGTTGTCGATGGTGCCGACGACCACGCCGTCAATGCGCTCGGCAAACAGCTCCATGCCGTTAATGACGGTGTCCGATGCGGTCATGTTGGTGTAATCAGGTTCCTCGTGGATGCCAATGTAACCGGTTGCGTCGGTGGTGAAATCGAACACTTCGCCAAGATCTGCGCCGTTCACGGGGATGTAATACAGAACAATGTTGTCCTTCGCCGTAGCGTAGATCTTTCCCTTGGGAACGCTGGAATTGAGGATCACAGTGCCAAGCCCGAGGAAGTTCTCGACGTAAGTCATGCCGAATGCGGTCTGCAAGGTGATGTTGGCCGTAGACAGGTAATCCGCAACGTCCAGCGGATTCATGAAGTAGACCGCGCCGATCTCGTCATCCTCAAAAAGAACCTGCAGATTGCCCCAAGCCTGCGCAAGAACAGTCTGGAAGTTCTTACCGCTCACCGCGCCGGTGCCGGTCGAGAGGAAGTCGAGAAAGCTCTTTCGGATGCCCTTCTGCACATCCTTGAGCATTTCGTCGGTGGTCATTTCCACCGCCTGATCGTAGCCGCGGTCTGTGATTGCCTCGGCAGAGGTAGCCTTACGCCACTTCTTGAGCGTGATCTCCTTATAGTTCACAGCCTCGGTCTTGTAGTGGGAAAGAGGGATGGTGTCACCCTCTGCCACAACGCCGCTCTCAAGCGTGCCGGTAGCCTTGTAGCTCTTGAGCACGGTTCCAGCCTGCTTTGCGATTTTGCGGGTAACACCAAGAGCCTCCATCAGCTTCTTGATGGAATAGCCGAACATTTCGGTAAATTCGATCTCGCGAACTCGCGCAAGATCAGCTTTTTTAATCAGCTTAGGATCAACACCCATAGTTAATCTTCCTTTCTAAACAAATCCATATTTGCGGCGATTGCAGCGCGCCGCTCCGCTCTGTCAGTGATTTGCATGATCTCGTCTTTGGTCATCGGCTTACCACCGTCGTTGAGACGTGCGCCCATGTCCACACGGACAGAAGGTTTGGAGACAAGCCCCTTGTAAGTTCCTTCGATAAGTGCATCAAGGCTCTTTGTGTCCTTGATTTTCTCACCGTCCATCTCCAATGCGGTCATTTCCTCTCCGCAGCCGCGCATGGCAAGATCGAGATTTGCGCCTGTGATATTTTTGCTTTCAAAGTAAGCCCGAACAGCCTTTTCCTTTGCCGCCTTGCTTTTCTTTGCTGTAATGCCGGATTTATAAGCCTCGAAGTCCGAGTGTTCCTTTTCGTACTTCTCCTTATATCCGCCATCGCCTGCTGCCTTTAGGTCATCCAACTGCTTCTGAACGCCAGGCAGCTTCTCTGCATCCGACTTGTACTTGCTAACATCAGCTTTCAAGCCGTCCACAGTGTCGGTGTGTGCTTCAATGATGGTGTCCACCTGTTCGTCGGTGAGTCCCATGCCTTTCAGTAATTTTCTGGTCAATGCCATTTCTATCTTCCTTTCCTTTGTCCGCAGTTCATCGCGGCGATAGATTGTATAAAAACCGCAGTGCTTCGCGGGTTTTACCTGTAAATTATTTGTAGAAAACTTTTGTCCTTTCTGGTTGCTCCGGCAATCCTGCCGCCTTGCTGAACCTGCTATATTCTGCGTTTAGCCGCCGAAGCTTTATGTTCGCGGCGGTCACGTCCTCGGAAAGCCCAGCTTCTTTGTATGCGTTTCTAAGCTTCTTCTGCGCGCGGATTTGCCGCTCTATGCGGCGTTGCATCTGCGTCGCTTCATAGGCTGTGTAAGTCTTTCCGTCAAACGTGCAGCCAAGACCATCGTCGATATGCTCAAGCTGTTCATCGGTGTAAGTCCGCTCCGAAACTCCCGGAACATATGGGTATTTGTGATGCCGACAGTTTGCTCCTGTCAGACCGTCAACATATCCGTAACCGGTCGTTTCCACAAGGTCATCGTAAAGCCCCAGCGGGTCAGGTTCGCCGCTTTCGCTCTGGTAATAGACTTTCCCTTGCCAGTCTTTGTGGCTTGACCACGGCGACGTACCCGGCTTGTCACGCGCCCCAGAGTGCGCAGACACTTCAAAGTATCTCGTCTCAAGGTACTCTGCGCTTTGGTTCGTGTACTGGTCGCAGATCTGATTCACGCCGGTCATGACAGCTCTCCGAACAGCAACGTCGATGTGGTCGACGTGTCCGCTTTCGTAGTTCACGACTTTCAGACCACCCGCAAGCTGCTGCACCGACGATTTGATAGCCTGATTGTAGCTGATAGCGCCGCTCTGGATTTGCATCGTGGCATTATCCAAAGCCCACTGGTACGCTTTGGCAGGTGGGAGCATCGTCCGCCCAGCGTCCACCAGAAAGCCCATAGAGCGCGTAAGGTTGCGCATGGTCTGCTTCGTCTGCTCGTATATCGCCCATGTGTCCTCGACGCTCACCAGCGTTTCCGGCTGCGTAACATGGGCGAGATCGATAAGGTCGGTGTAATACCGCTGATTCCGCTCTACTACATCGTCCAGCAGCTCTTTCAGCTTCTTTTCGCTAATTCCCGTAGTCTTTCGGATCGCCTTTTCGATGTCCTCCAGGTCAATGCCGTGCGAACGAAGCGCTCTGATTGCCTGAACAGTCACTTCGTTCAACTGGTCTTTCAACGCAAGCCTACTGCATATTTCATCGAGGAGCGTATCTTCCAGTCCCCGGAATAGTTCGGCAAGCTCCTCTGGGAGGGCGTCGAGCAAAGCAGGCGTAAATGGGTAATGGCTCATGTTCCGTTTGATTCTTTATCGTGAGCATCGTCAGTCGTTGTTCCGAATACTCTCCATTCTGGCGCAGCGGCGTCACCGACGTTTACCCAGAATGTCGTTCCCACAGGAACTTTTTCGTCTCCCATTACTCTACCTCCTGTTGCTGTTCAGTTACCATGTCCTGCGCCTTCGGCAGCGCCGCCTTTGCTGTCGCCTCGTCCTCGTTCATCCACTTCATGCGGAACTCCCAGTCATTCATAATGCCTGCGCTGAGAAGCTGCATGTCGCGCAGGAAGTCCGTCTGCTTGTCCTCAATGATCGAATCGTCAAAGTCTACGGAAATCTGTACTTCCTCATTTAGGCCAGCTTCCATGTACCTGTTCCCCATGCGGAGCAGCGTCCTGCAAAGCTCTGTGATTGCCTGTTCAAGCAAAATCTCATGCTTCTTGATCGTTCGGAACATGGTGCTGTTCTCGCTGATAACCTGCGTCGCTGTAGCAATACTTCCCTGATCGAACTTGTAATGATTTTCACCGAAGCCGCACTTGCTGGACAAGATATTCAACATATCCTGCATGCCGGTGTTAAACTCCGCCGTCCGCAGCGACATATCGACCTGCTGCAAGATGTTGCCGTTGCCGCCTCTGTCCTCCGGAAGTACATAATAAACGGTCTCACGCTTATCAAACACTGGCCGGCCGTCAATGCTCTTGGTTGCCTCCGGCTGCACCACAATGCGCTTCTTGCCCAACACAAATTCGTTCACATAGCTATCATAGGTGATGTCAACGCTCTTGAGCTGGTCGATAGCATATGCAAACACAGCCACACCAAGCGGGTTATTTTCATCTGAGTTCGCGATATTCAGCCTGTCAATGACAAACTGGGGCTTGTCGCTCCCTGTGTGTACAACAGGCGGGATTGTTTCAAAGCCCTTTACACTGGTCAGAGGGACTTCTTCGGAATCATACAAATGGTTCTCGATGTCGTACTCGCCGCCGTTCAGCCTGTGAACTTGGATGTATGTGTACTCTGTATCGTCAACATTTTTTGTGGAGGCAAACGCACACTCCCTGATGATTCCATTGTCCCATGTCAGGGGATAAATGTTCGTCGCGCTGACATAGTTGATACGGATGCGCCCAGGATCAACAATTTCGGAAGTGTCCGGATTGACGGACATTCCCTCAATGACCGGAACATACGCGATCGTTCCAATCGCTGCTTTTCGCTCCTGCGATTCGTTCGCCTTGACCTTCCAATTGTTTTCCGAGAGAATCGTGTCTACGAACTCCTGCTCCTTCTTCCCCTCGAGCGTGATGTTTACCCGCTCGTTCATCAGCAGGTTTGCCCAGTCCTCGCAGACCTTTTTCGCCATGCTTACGGAATATCTGTGGCATTCCAATTCTTCAATGCCATTCCATACCGTGTAACTGTGGAAGTCCTCGACATTCCCTTTGTACCAGTCTCCCCACACGCCGATCAGCTTGTAGAAATCAATGCCAACTGTATCGAAGCCCAGCTCCTTTAATGCTCTGCGTATGTTCACTCTTTCACCGTCCTATCATATGCCCGGCGCGTTCCAGGTCTTTGTAATAAGGCTCTATACTGTACTCAAACGCATCGAGGCTATCAATATCGGATGTCCCATCGTCAAGACGCTCGTCTTCGAACTTATCCGGGTCATAAATTGCTGATTGGAACGCATCGATCAAATGCGGGCAGTTCCGCGAAACCTTGAGCCTGCCTTGCTTCATCAGAAGCACGACAAGCCTGATCCTGTCTGTGATCTGCATTTTCAGCGCGTTCTTGACCTGGGTACCCAGCCGGAGTTTTTGCGCCGTGTGATCTAGACCTCGTATAAGCACCGTTTCCGCGCTATCCGCTCGTGTCTGGCTGTAACCATACTTTGATGTTATCAGTTGACAGAACGTAGCAAAACGCCGGTTTAACGCATCTGGGTCAATTTCTTCGTTTTTGATGTATTCTTCTTCCAACGCCACAACCCGGAAATCTTTTGTAATCCCGGTAGCTTGAAATTTCGTTGCAGACTTCGTTCCACCGAAGTCAACGCCAATGGAAATAACAGAAAACTTTGTATCGTTTTCTTCCGCCCATTTTATAGGATCATCAATCAGATACTTTTCTGTGTCGTTGGCAAAGTCCTTGTAAACAATACCCTCCGCGGCTACCCAGATCCCACGGATGTAGCGATCATAGTAAACGGTTCCTTCGTACTCGCGTTTCAGATTTTCTACAAACGCAGGCGGCAAAAAGGGGTTATCGTCTATCGTGTATGTTTGGCTGAAAATGTCCGCGTCACTGTCCAAGAATCTTTTCAGCCAGTGGTTCGGATACTGCGGATTGTATGTCCCATCGAAACAGGAATATCCTTTGTCAAGGCGGCTTTTCAGCAGCGCGAATACTTCTTCCGACCAATCAGCTACTTCGTCCCCATAGCAATATTTAATCGACGCACCGCGAATCTTGGAAACTTGGGAAACCTTCTCGGCGCCGAGGCAGTAACACTTTTCCCCGAAAATCCACGCCGTGTTGTCGCTGGAGATTGTTCCGACGAGCATATCGCCATACAGGTTCCGCATCGGCTCCAGCACATTTCGCTCAATCGTGGATTTTGTTACGCCGAGAATGACGGCCAGACCATCTTTCCCGATTCGCTCACGAATCCGGATCGGTATGATCCATCGAAAATCGAGGTAAGTCTTCCCGCTGCGTGTTGCACCACCCTTGAAGCCCCATCTGTGCCCGGCGCTTTTCAGCACATATTCACGTTGCTTCGGACTTAACAGCATCTTGGAACTCCTTCAGCATCGAATCAAGCTTCTCCATTGTCGTCCTGTTGCGGTCGGAAGCAGCTGCGTAGCGTTTCATAAGACTGTCACCGGCTTTCAGCCGGTCGGACAGCGATGCGTCCATGCCGAACTGGTCTTTGACCTCCCCGCGCATGACCGCAGTGTAAAATTTCAGAATTTCGTTGGAATCCGCGACAAGCGCAGCCTCTTGTTCGTCCGTTCTGTGCTTAATATATGCAGAAATTGCAGGTTTTCTAAGGTTTTCCGCGCCCATGCTGTGCGCTGCCTTTTCTTTATACCCTGCTTTTTTCGCCGCTTCTGTGGCATTGCCGGATTTTAAATATTCTTCGCAGAATCGTCTCTGCTTCGGCGTAAGCTTTTCATCCGACATCGCTGTAACGTCCGGCCAGCAGCTTCACCACATCCGCAATCTGGTACGTTTCCAGCAGAATGACGTTCTTCGGCTTTTCATCAGGCCGATATTCGTAAACCATGTATTTCGTCACCATCCTGTTATTTTTCGCGGAATAGGTCTGCATTTGATTGATTTTTATTTTGATTCCGTTGTACAAGAGCGCTGTTTGCAGCTTGTGTGCAAGGGCGCGCAAACTCGCCATAGCCGCTCCTTTCTGCCTCATTCTTTCGTTCTCGTGTCTCCGTGTGTGAATAAATATATTTATTCACACCGGAGAACACGAGAACAGGAGGAGGAGGTTTCCGCAGAACGCTGCGGTGCCGATGAAAAAGGGCGTAGAGTTGATCTCTACGCCCCTATAGTAAATGTTAAATTTGGCTCTGGGACGCAGACTTTTTCATAAAAGCCCTCTTTTTTGCCCCACAAGGCGAATAAATTGCCTGTGCCACTCCTGTGCGGTGCGTTCGGATACATAAACCGCCATTGCAGCGCCCTGCAGGGTATGCGTCCGCTTCCAAAGAACCAAGTCTATGAGCCGGAGTCGCTCCGCGCCGTCGACGAACTGTTCCGTCTCCGCGATTGCCTCCTCAACGGCAGTGCGCTCGGCCTTCGTCATCAGCCCGCCGCCCTTATAATTGCGGATCATCCACTTTGCATATGGCCACCAGCCGTAGCGCGGCTTACTCACGGCGCACTTCCTTCCTTTTCTTGCAGTGGCTTACATCATTATACCGGATACACCCGCATGTGGTAGAGAAATACGCACATTGTGAGTTCTCGCACCCATCAACTGCCTTTTCGTCCAGCACATCCTTTGCCCATTCCCCGCGCGCTTTGCCCAGTTCGTCCTTGTACGCCGCGCACTCAAGCGCAGCATTAGTTATAACATGCCACAGAGCCGGTAAGCCGCTCTCATCGTCGATCGCCAGCGGATTATCCCAGATATGCAGAACGTGGCGCAGAAGGGCGTCGTGCCACTTCTCACGCGGTACCTTGCGCCAGTCCTCCGCGTCGGCGTATTTTGCCTTGCCAAACTCACGCACCTGCATGATCGCCTCGATAGCCGCCACCGGCACGAGCGACGGGCGAGGCTTGCCCTCGTCGTACTTCGCGCCCTTAATCTGTTCTATCAATAGTGTACCCTCCCTTCGCGTTTTGCCCGTTCGTATTTCCGCGCTCTGGCGGACCTTCCGATTGTTTCCATCCCGCGATTTATGTGCTCTACCTTGCTTTTGTTGTACGCATCCGCAGCCTTGCGGAACGCTATGTACGCCTCGCAGGTCGTATGCTTTGCCCCGCAGCCTTTCTCGGGGCAGCTGCCGCATGGGGCTGAATACGGGCTGATTCTTAGATCTCCCTGCATTCGTCCACCCTCACACAGATTCGTTTGTCTCCGACGCGCACAACATACCCGGGCATGCTGCTGATGTATTCATATTTTTCCGCGTCGTACACTTCGCCCATGCGCGGGCGCATGGCGGGATAGACCGGGATGATCGCCGTGATCTGGATCCGTACCTCATCCCATGCGCGATCGCGCCGCTTGCCCGTGCAGATAGGATGCAGCTTGCGCTATGCCCCGGCACATGCCCGGCTGCAGAGATACCGGCCATCCGCGCGCGGCTTGCAGGGCCGGGTAAACACCTTCCCGCAAACCGGACAGGTCGCCGTGATATTTGCCATTACAGCTTTACCCCCTTGATGTACTTATCAAAATATGTGGTTGCAACGGCCATAGCTGCCCACATGTCTGCCGAGAAACCGTAGAAGAAACCGGGGTTCTTCTTTGTTCCCTTGCCGTAGTTCGGCTGGCCGGGCGCGTAGCGGTCGACGAGGGCTTGACGGATGTTTGCATCTTTGGCAGATAGCGATCCGCACAGATCAAGCTTTTCTTCCCGGCGGAATATCCGCGTCGGCTCATAGCCTGTTTCCCACAGCACGATTTGCCAGAACCGGCCGATCCAGACACAGGTGTCGAACACTTCCTGCCCGACTGTCATGCCCATACCGGCTATCATTTCGATTGCAATTTGTTGATAGTTCCACCGAAGTTTCTGCTCCAGCAGCCGCAGCATTTTGCGGTTCTCGATCTTCCCGGCATCCAGCACGCGGCGGATATCCTCGCCGTCATGCTCTACGATTACATAGCCCGATTGAATATTGCCGGGGTCAATCGCCAGTATCGTTCCCATGTTTTGCCCTCGCTTTCCAAAACATACTGTTGTAGATGTCGTATCGGTGTTGGATATCTGTACTCATGACTTCCGGTCGAAGGCGGGACCAGCTTTCATACAAACCGCATGGCTGCATCTCCGGGCATCCGCACCGGTAAATGCAGTTTGGCACCAACACGCCCGAGATCTCCGGCTGAATCTCATGCAGCGCCGCTTTGAAATCCTCGGCATACGCGCGCGTCTCCGGGTCTGCCTGACTGCATAACCGCTTGCGCATGGAATCAATCAGTGCTTGTACGTTCGCTTCTCCCTCGAAGATCACCGGCGCATCCTGCGGCAGCTTGTCCCGCGGTGTGCCTGTCCGATCTGTCCGCTGCGTGGAAATGAAGCATTCCCACTTATGGCGGCTCCAGTGCGTAGCGATCCAGCTTTTGACCCCCTCCCATATCCACGATACCGAGATCCGGCGGATGGGCGAGTGCTCAGCGATCAGGATCCGCCGCTTGAACTCCTTGCTTGGCTCATGCCCGAGCGGCCCTTTTCCGGAAGTGGCGCGGCAGGTGTCCACGACCTCCTGCCAATCGCCCTTGATTTTTAAAATTTTAGTGTTCATCCTCTAATACTCATCTCTTGTGACGATTTTTCCGCATTTCCTGCATTTATAGGTACATATCCGTGAAACGTCAAAATCGCCGAAGGACAATTTATACCCAATCTCTTTCCAATCGTGTTCCTCACACGGGCATAACCTTTCTTCAAGTTCAGCCACACGGTATTGTAGCCGCACAATTTCAGCTCTCAATTTTGCTCTTCCAAACATTCAAATCTCCTTCCTCGTACTTGTCGCACTTATAGGCTTCCATTACCCGTCTGAGACATTCATCCTCTGAGAACCGTTCTGCCTTATTCAGCAAGCACCGGTACGGATAAACGTAGTTCTTTCTGTATTCCAGATTTTTGCATGTAAAACAGCAATACTGCATCAACTTCCCTCCTTTCGCGCTCCCACGAGCAAACCGCAGGCCGCTCATTTGGTCACGCCCCCCGTATTTGTCTGATATTCTCCGTAGCTGCAGAAATCCTGCCCGTTTGTATTAATATCGTGCTCGAAACAGTGTCCGTTCGGGCTGTCGACAATGCCAACGTTTCTTTTCCAGGCGACGCAGCCCCTGCACCGCACCACCTCCGCAACGTCGGCGGCGGGCTGGCGGATCAGAAGCGTTTTCACCCGCTGCGGTGTCCAGCGCGGATTATCCGCGTTGCTGGCTTCAAAATCTTTCAGCGCCGCCTTGCGGCTGATGTATTCGTCAGGCATTTCCCATACACTCCTTTACAATTCTGTCCTTCATCTCCGGCGGCAGCGCTTCAAGTATGGGAATCCGTGATAGAATCTCAAGCTTCAAAAGCCTCTCAGCCTGCCGGTTCGTCAGCCTCGGTTCCCGCTTCTTCGGCAGCAGCTCGCCTTTTGCTGCCGCAATGGCGACCGGGTTGTGTTTATGTTGGCCCATCGTCCCGCACCTCCACATATGCCTTTTCCAGCAGCTCGTCAACGTCCGTCTCGTCGCTGCAGGCCAGGAAATCCCCGTTCTCATCAAAATACAGATATGCGGTATAAGGCCGTGCCTCGATCCCTGCATACTTTTTGAGCAGATCGTGCACCTCTTCCACGCCGAAAGCGCTGGCGTCTTCAATCTCCTCCCTTTGGGCTTTTGTGATGTATTTAGCCATCTTTCCTGCCCTCCATCGCCCGCTCGGCCGCCTCGCGGCTGATGTATTCGTCAGGCATCTTCGTCGCCTCCAATGCTCTTATATCCGTCTCTGTCAATGTGCGGTTGCTTGCAATATATGTTACAGCCTCACTTCTGTTTTGGCAGGCTACACACTCACACCTATTGCAACTACTTGACGTGTTTTCTCGAAAAGGGCATGAATAATTAAAGCAATCCACTATTTCATCGCCTCCAATGCCGCTTCCGCCTCCTCACGGGTCAGGAATACGGTCTTGCCAAATCCGTTTAGCGCTACGCCATACTCCCGCCCTCTGGCGCCTATTGGCTCAAGGCCAATAAAGCCGATTTCATTGCCCATACCAATCTGCTTGACCTCGCACTCGCTTATATGCTTATCCGTGTCCAACAAGGCGAACACCCGCTGGCCCACCTTGCACGGCAGCACCACCACGCGCCCGTCCTTGTCGGCCTCGGCAAGCTCTACGAGCCTGCTGATTGGCGTATTGTTGAGCGTTTCGAGGTCTACCATGTGCTTTGCGGCCAGCGCAATCTTAACCGTTTCCACTGCTTCCGGTTCAAGCCCCGTGTCCTCGTAGGCCGCAAGGCGCTCACACACCGCTGTTTCAAACGGGCAATCCTTGATTTTGCACCCGCTGCCGTAGCACGGTTCTTTGAAGCAGCGCGGGTAATAGGCATGACGGGTTTGTCCGCCATTCCATTCAGTCAGTCGTTCCATATCTCTTCCTCCACATACCGCCAGCTCTGCGGCGGGCGGGTGATTGGCTTGGGTTTTACCTTGAGCGCTACCTCTACCTCATTTGGCACAGCGTAAAATTCCCGCAGTTCGCGCGGGGGGGCGTAAATCTTGAGATTGGATATGTGCCAGCCGAAGCCGACGCCGCCGTCCAGATACTTCTCCAGCTCGTCTTTTGTCATGCAGGCATCCGCAAGAAGCGTATCAAGTGGTGTGCAGTCCATGTTCCAATCGCAGATGCAATATTTCGGCGGATCACAGATTGCTCCTACTCTGACGATCCTTTCAAAAATGTTGTCGCATACAAATTCACCGATGATCTTACCATTCCCCCGATATGCTCCGCCGCATTTAGCAGCCTTGAAAACATCCGCTATTTTATCAGGATGGAGAGACCGTTCCCTTTCCTTCAAAATCCAAAGCATATCAGCGCTCTGCGTGCAGTAGATATAGCACTTAAACGGCGTATCCATCTTCGGTCGCGTCTTGCGCACCTCAATGGTCTTCCGCCCTTCCATGATCTTCTGGCACCACTCCGGGTGGAGGCTGATCAGTACAGCTTTACTCATGCTTGTCTCCTTCCTCCGGCGCTTCCGGCAGCGGCATCCAGTGGGTGACGGTGCACGGCAAGGCCATGCACAGCCACGTCCCGGCCTCTTTGTGATAATTGCCAATATCAACGCCAAAGTACGGGCTATAAATCATGTAATTTATAAGCGTATTGTCTTCTTCGTTTTTCCACGCCTCCGGCGGCCCATCCTCCACGCTGATCCACTGCGGCACCTTCTCCCGCAGCGCCGCGTTCTCGGCGGTCAGGCGCTCGATGAGGTCGGCTGCGGCCGTATTTACCTCTTCAAAACAGTCTTTGTTCCCTACTACGGGGCATTTTTCGCACGGGACTCCAAATTTGCAGCACCGCAGCGCCTGCACGATTTCCTTGTCTATCATATATCCTCCATTCCTTCAAGAACCATTTGTCCCGGCAAAACGCCGTCTTCCATCCACCAGTGCATCACGTCCTCGCCGGTTTCGCCAAAGCGCATACCTCCGTCCATTTTCCCGCGCCGTTTGCGCTCATCGAGCATCCGGTCGAACGCCCGGATATAGGCAGCTTTGATCTTCGGGTACTTTGCAAATTCGGCGTACCGCGTTACTTTTTTGGCAAGAGGGCAGCCGATGCACCCCACGCGCTTCCATCCGCATTCATACAGCGGATTCATGCAGATTTTTTCAGAAGAAGCGTAGTCCAACACGTCAGATTCCGTCCAGTCGATGATTGGATTGATCGTCCGCGTCCCCTTGAGCTGGCAGTTTTCCATCATCATTCGGCTTTCGTCGTTGTCATTCATCAGCGTCAGCCGCTTGGATTTGTCCCTGTGCAGGGCCTCCATGACGCCGCGGGACTTGCGCTTTTGCGATTCGGCCCAGCGAACGCCGGTCGCGATCCACCGCCCACGCCCGCTGGTCTCTTTGAGCACCGCGCAGCAGTACCGCACCAGCCGTGTCGGCGGCATGAGTTTGCGCGGAATCAAATTCCACATTGTCACATTCCCGCCGTCCGATGTGCGGTGGGTATCGATGGTGCATTTTATGCCTGCCAACTCCAAGTGCCGGAAGGTGTCTCGCACATGCCAGACGGTCTCCGGCGCGTCCGCCGTGGTCAGCGAATGCAGCACCTCATACGGGATACCGGCTTTGCCCGCCAGATGCAAAAGCACGTCCGAGTCCTTGCCGCCCGAGTATGTAATCACAAGCGGCTGCTTGTACAGGCGCAGGCTCATATCCGAGGCCATTTTCAGCCGCTCAATCGCGGTTTGCTCTAAGTCCATTGCCGTCCTCCCTCCCCGGCGTCAGCTTGGCCAGCATGATCTGCCCCAGATCCGCAACGTAGACCAGCCGCCCGCGGCTGTACACCATCAGCTTGTCGCCCTGGATCTCCATCCGGTCGGCCTCGATGTTCGTCAGATCGTTGCAGCAATCGCAAACAAATCTCACAATTCTTCCTCCTCGTTCAGCATTTTCTCAATTGCGGCTAGCTGGTAAGCATCCAGCTCATCCCCGTGGCGCTGTACGCCATGTTGCATCCGAGCTGCACCCTTTGATATAGGCCCCATCGCTCTGTCCACGGCTGCGCGGCCAAGCGCCGCAGGGCGTGTGCTGGCCTCTTTTAGCCAGTCAAACACGATTCCCTTGTAATTTGCGGCCATAGATCGGCTAATCACGTCGATCATGGCTTCCTCACCGTATTCCTCCGCGGCTTTCGTGATCTGCGTAACAAGGCTTTGCAGGCCGACAGGCTTATACTCCTCCCGTCGTTCCCCCTTGTATGCCACCCATTTCTCAACGGATTCGCGCAGTGTGGGGGGTAGGGGGGAAAAAATACTGTCCATGTCCTTTTCCATTGTCCTTTTCCTTTGTCCATAGCTTTTTTTGCTTTCATCGGAAAGCATTTGCTTTTTTTGCTTTTCGTTGCTTTCAGGTGAAGCATTTGCTTTTTCTGATTCAGGCCGACCGCCCTGCTTTCCTGCTTCGCTTCTGGACGCGGAGATGGCTTTTTGAGCCGCTACGGATTCGTCAATGTCCCTTCGAATCGCAGGCCAAATGAAACGCTCACTCCCGCTGAACTCTGGCTCTGCTCCCGACTCGCGATAATCCATCGCGGCCAGCACCAAGCGCCCCACCTCAGCGGCACTGTACGCCTCGAAATAGCTCCTGTAACTCAGCCACAGCTTGACGTATTCCTTTTTATCTCCCATCCGTCAGCCCTCAGAACGGCAGCTCGTCGTCGCTTTCGTCAAGCTGTTTGAACTCCTCTGCGCTGGCCGGTGCGGGCGTTACAAAGGAGTCTGCCTTGCTGGGCTTGAGATACCGGATACAGTCGCGCGTCACACCGTCATTGCCCTCAAACGGCTCCATGTGCAAAATGCAGTTGCGGCCTACCAGATCGTCAAGTTCAAAATCGGTGCCAGGCTCAATGCCAAGCGCATTTGCATATTTGCCGATCTTGTCGGCGTCGTACTCCCCGGTGTCGCGGTCTGGCCAGAAGTTCTTGAAGATGTGCTTCTTCTGGTATTCCTGCTCGACGTCCTCACGGACAACGAAATCGAACTTGATGCATTCGTTTCCGTTCTTCGTTACGCCATAGCCGCACGATTTCAAATAGCACTCATAATCGCCAGCCTTCATCAGGCCGCCGTCGTTTTTAACAGCTTTGAATCCCATCTACTTTTTCCTTCCTTTCAGTGTTCATTTCCCAATGTGTAAAATAATCGTTGATATATCCATTTGCCAAAAGCCAGTTGATAAAGCATGAAATCGTATCTTCGATAGGATCGAAATCGCCGCGCCGGTACGTCTCCGCGTAAGTGTTCGCGCCGTCGAAGATCAGGTATGTAAATTTTGACGCGCCGGACAGCAGATGCAGATACATCGGATGCTGCGGGCTGTGCAGATACTTGCCGTATTCGTACCGCTGCACGCGCTTGATATCGTAGATCACACCAGCCTTTACATAGTCGCAGACGCCGTATAACTGGAAATCCAAGCCCGATACATGCAGCCGCCCCGCGACCGGCACTTGTGGCTGACCGCCCGAGCAGATGCGGGAAAATTTTGCTATAGCCCGGTCGTATTTCTCGCTGACAGGCTCAATTGGTACACCCGCAACCGTGCTGTTAATTGCCGCCTCGAAGTCAATGCCAGCCTGCATCGCCTGCGTTGTTTCCTTCTCTTCACGCCGAAGCGTAGAGAGGAAGGGGGACAGCGCCGCGTCTGCATACGCATCGTCCGCATCAAGAAAGTGCTTCCAGCTGCTTAGCAGGCTTTGTGTCAGCCAATACATAGGCTTTTATCTCCTTATCGTATTTCAGACCAAGTTTCTTGCACTTGCGCTTGAACTCTGTGCCAAGCTCGGCGGCGCTAGTCAGAGCGTGATGGATCTTTGCCAGCCCTTCCCGCGCCTTTAACGCCGTGTCGGGATCTCCGACAAGCGCAATGAACGCGCGGCCTTCCTGCATCGCCACGTCATATGCGGTTTTCTCGCCGCTATAGATCTCGGCCTGTGCGTTGATGTCCTCTTGCGCTTTGCGGAACAAATCCGTCAAAAATGTGGACTTCTGGCCGGGCTTGAGCTCCGGCAGCTGCATCACGCCGCGCACACCGAAGCAGCCTTTTGCAAAGTATTCGTCTGTCGGTGTAAAGCCGATCATGCGCTTGTTTCCCATCATGAACATATAGCCGCCAAAGTCCGCAGGCGTCCAAACGATATCCTTTGCGCCGCCCTCGCAGGACAGGCGTGTCTGGATGGTATCGCCCTTCTGCTGCTCCGTTGTATGGAACACCACGATCAGGTGCTTCCTGTCCTTTGCGCGGATCTGATAACACAGCCGGTCGAACTCGGATTTGATCACGCCATACATTGCACGACCATCCTTTGCAGCTTTGCTGTCCTGCTTCTTCGCCCAGTCCTTCATCAGCTGCACCAGCATGCCGCCGGTATCGATTACAACGGATTCAGCCGCCTTGTATTCGTCGGAGTCCATATCGCCAAGCATTTCTTCGTAGGATTCCACAACAGAGGTCACGCCGCGCTGCTCTGGCCTGACGCGGGCAATGCCGTTGTCCGTGTCGAACAGAAACGGCTTCGGTGCGGAAAGCGCCAGCGTTGTCTTGCCAAGGCCGGGCTGTCCGGAAATGATGCACATGAATTTCTTGTTGCTGAAATCCAGTTCAGCGGGTTTCTTGATTGCCATTTTATCCTTCCTCCTGTTTCATCTTTCCCACCAGCCACAGCGGCGGGAACAAATAACGATCTTCGTCCTCCGGCTCGTCCGGCTCGTACTCCGGCTCGTACTCCGGCTCCGGAATGCTCAAGTACAGATTTTCGCCGTCATACGCCATTCCGGCTCACCTCCTGACGGATCATCGCCTCGCAAAAGCTCTGAACCGTAGAATACCCGAGTTTCTTGAGCAGCCTGTCCAGCTTCTTCGCCTGATCGTCCGTCAGCCGGAAATAATACCGGTTTGTCTTCTTCCGCCGGTCGGCGCGGTTCTTCGGCGCGTCCAGCGCCTTGATGGAAGCCGCAGCCTCCGGCACGAGCTGAACGCCGTATTTCTCCGGCGCTTCGCACTGCGAAAGCAGGCATTTGTTGAACTTCGGGTAGTCGGCCCGAACCGCCTCGACGCAGGCTTTCGCACCGTGCCGGACGCGGGAATCCGTTAAACTTGACATAGGTTCCTTTCTGCCCTATAATAAAGGCGTCTTAAGTTTCCTTTTGGCCTCTGTCGCGTTGCCGCGCGGCAGGGGTCATTTTTTGTTACGCCAGCCCATACAAGAGTGTGACGAGCGCGACGAAGCCAGTCACGACGCATTCATACGTCATTTCCGCCGTCCCTGCCATTGCTGACAGGATCATCGCTGCGCCGCTCACCCAAAGGCACAGGCCCTTGACGATCCGCCGCGCCGCCTTGCGGGCCTCCAATTCCTCCCGCAGCCGTTCCCGGCGCTCCTCGGTCGTTTCCTCCGGCTCATACCCGAGCCGCTCCGCAAGATTCGTTCTCATCGTTCTTCTCCTTTTCTCTCGTTTAAAACTGCCGCAGCTCATGCAGCAGCGCAGTCAGGACCGTGATTGCGTTGCACGTTTCTGCCTTTCCGGCAGGCGATCCGCCGTTCTGGGCCAGCAGCTGCAACTGCTGTTCCAGTGCGGCGATCGTTTTTTTCTTGAGCTCATCCACCCAGCGCACCCCCTTCCAGATCCAGAATCTTCTCGATCGCAGCCTTGACCTGCTTGCCCTTCCGGGCTCCATTCAGGATCTTGCTGAGATATGTCTTGTCGCAGGGGATCCCTGTCCCCTCAACCTGCGCGGCCAGCCAGTCCTGCGTCTTGTCCAGATCGATCAGCTGCTTGCGCACGGTCTTCCCGAAATTTGTCATGCTGTCTCCTTCTTCGCTTCCTGCATCCGCCTGACGAGCCGCGCCAGACGGGCGTTTTGCGTCACGAGCTTCTGCGCGTCCAGGTCAAGCCCCTTTCGCTTGAGCCCGCCGATGATCTGCGCCGCCTGGCACTCACACACCATCGCCGCCTCGATCAGATCATGCAGCTCCTGCGCATCCAGCGTCAGGGTGTAGGTCTTCACTTCCGCCATGCTGCATCCTCCTTCTGTTCCTGTTCCCGGCAGTTCTAACTTTCATTTGTTCCTCCTCATGCTCCGAGAAACCGCAAAAACGGCTCTCTCGGGATCTTTACTCTGTGCTTGCTTGTGCAGCAAACCGGGAAGCCCAGCTTTTCGGGCTGTTCCCTCGCCATCAAGCGAAGCCATTGCGGGGTACAGCCGAGCACCTGCGCCGCCTCGCTTGCGAGGATCGTGGGCTTTGACATTGCCCGGATATCGTCCAGCGTCATTTTTCCTCCTTTCTCGACCTTAAAAGCTCGTCCACTGTGCAGCCGTACAGATCTGCGATTTCGTGCAGTCGCGCTGTCTTCGGATACATCTGCCCGGTTTCCCACAAATAAACGGATGCGTCTGAAACTTTTAGCGCCTTGACTACCTGTTGAACGGTCAATCCAGCGGCAAGCCTCGCTTCCTTAAAACCCATGCCTTTACATACCTCCTGTCTGTGAATACTAAGTTTTGCTTGACAACTTAGTGAATTGTGTTATGATGAAAGTACCACCTATCATTATTTCACAATCCGATAAGTTGTCCGGGGCGGTGTTCTTTTCACGCCTCATAAGCCGAGGCATGAATCATGTGCAAGTCGTTCAGAGAAAGAATCAGGTTGTTCCTCAATCGGAATAAGCGTTACAAATCCATAGGAGAAAACGGTCTAAATGTGCTTGTCGAAACCGAAGGCTCGAAAGCACGCACGGAGAAAAGGCGGTTTCTTATCAACATGTTTTTCACCGTCGTATCTGCCGTCGCCGCAGTCGCTGCCGCGATATTTGCCGCCCTTACTTACATCAACTCGTAACGGAAGGCAATGACCGCACGCGCAATGGAACGTACCGAACTCGTCATATCCGCAGTCTGAACCAACAATCTGAAATCCCCATATATACTTGTCTTTCTTCACGCCATCACCTCACTTGTAAGTTCCGCCCTAACAAAAACTATTATAACTAAGTTTACTAAGAATGTCAACAAAAACTTAGTTATAATAGTCCTGCATTTTGAACAATTATTTATTGACTAATATGGACACAATAGACAAAATCAATTATTACTTGACCAAGAACAAAAGGACCGGCGCTGACTTGTGCGAATTTCTCGGTGTATCTAGTGGTGTTTATAGTCAGTGGAACACCAGGAGAACAAAGCCGAGAAAGAGCAAGCTCCCGGCTATCGCAGAATATCTCGGTGTATCAGTGGCCGACCTGCTGCCGGACGAGGACCCGTCTACGGGCATAAAAAAAGACCCCATCCCGAAGGATGAGGTCGTAGGTTCTGCAAAACAGAAACTATTGGATGCTCTTGATGGGCTGTCGGATTCCCAGATTGAAAAGCTCATCGGAATTATTGAGGAAGCAAAAAAACTGTTATGAAAGATTATATTGAAATTGACGGAAAGCAAGTTCAGCTTCCAAACCTAGCCCTCGGGACAGAGTATCCGTTCGTTGTCGATCGGATGAAACAGCTCGAGGAAGAAAAGGCGCGCGCCGAGAAGAAAGCCCGTCTATACTTCTGGGCTGGTATCGTTGTCAGTATTCTCTGTATGTTTGGTGGATATCTTCTCGGAAAGTTCTGCTAAAAGCGACAGCCTGCTTCTCTCGAGATCGTTGATTCTTCCATTCAGATACGCAATGTTTATCCACTGCATAACTGTTCCAGATACTGCAAAAAGCAGCAGTGCGTACAATAAAGAATTACTCATTTGTTTCTAACATCCTCCTTAACACATATTCTGCCTGTTCGTTGCTCAGACTCAAAATTTCTTCACGGAGTCTTTTCCGATTATCCGGAATTGGCGCAATTTCTTCACCCTTATTATAGCACATATCATCCTGAATACAAAGCATTTTGCGCCCTCCTTATTTGTATAAAGCCAATGTTAAATTCTGTGTTTTTTGAAGCAGTAATAACATAATAGAACCTATGTTCTAATAAGCCAACGTTGCAATGTGCACAAAAACTAGGTACCGAAATTCTATGCCTAATTACGCCAAAAGTCCGGTTTATAGACCATGATATGTGATATAATGGCATCAAGCCATTCTATGGAAAGAAAGAGAGGAAATAACTATGGAAGAAATGGAAGGAAAGAAGTATTGCAAGCATTGTGGTGAAATCATCGACAAGGATTGCGTGATTTGCCCAAAATGCGGGAAGCAGGTCGAGGAACTGAATTCGGCGCAGCCGCAAGTCATCGTAAACAACACAAACACGAACACAAACGTAAATACAAATGTCAATGGTCGATACGGTCGCCCCAAAAACAAATGGACTGCATTTTTCCTGTGTCTGTTCCTTGGCGAATTTGGCGCACACAAGTTCTATGAGGGTAAGACCGGAATGGGGATTCTGTATCTGTTCACACTTGGGCTTTTCGGCATCGGCTGGTTAATCGACACGATTAGTTTACTGTTCAAGCCGAATCCGTACTATGTCTAACTCAGAAATTTACTTTTCTGCCGTTGCCCCTGTTTCTCGTCACCTACATCTGAGACGCAGGAAAAGAGCATGGGCGCTCCTTTGATGTAGTCCAGGTTTAGACTGTGGACGTCTTTGAAAATCGCCCCGTCTACGATGATGTTTACTTTCCCGTTTTCAAAGCGAATATTGATGCTCTGCATTTGGTGTACCTCCATATTTTAGAACGTCTGTTCAAGAATTTCAATTTGGAATCTTCCACAAAGAACACCTTGTATTTTCTTCGTCCGGTAACCCTCGTAAGCGGCAATTATGGGACAGACTATTTTGTATAATGGAATGTTTAAGATCGCCCCACCGCCGCGCCACCGGCGGTGGGGCTTTCTCACGCGTCTGTAACCAGCATAGCAAAACGGGTAGAAATGTCTACCATCAAATTGGTAAAACCATACCAGTGGCGGAAAGATCAGCGAAATATATGTGAAAATGGAGGTATATCATGTCGGCAATTCAGGAAATCGCCCCGTATATTTCTGCATATCAGGGAAACATAAAGCGGGCGAAGGAAGATCAGCATTACACCATTGACAGACTTGTCGATGAATCCGGCGTTTCCAGATCGGCTGTGACGAAGCTCTGCGCAGGAACACAGCAAGACCCAAAACTATATAACTCTGCCGCACTATGCCGCGTTCTCGGGCTGTCGCTGGATGAACTGTTTGGGCTCGTCCAGCCCGCAGAAAGCTCGGAAGAACTGGCCGAGCAGATTCATCATGTCGAGATTGAAAACGCCAAGCTGGAGGCAACAGCAGCAGCGCAGAGCGCACAGATAAGGTCTACACATACAATGTGTTACGTTCTCGCCCTGTTTTGTATGCTGCTATCCTTTTCTCTGATTGCCTGCCTTGTGACGGATGCACAGATTCGGAGCGTAGGTCTCATTCGCGACGGAGATTTGTCCGTAGCTGCATGGGGTTGCATTGCCCTGATTGTAGGTTCAGCGCTGGCTTCGGCAATTACTTTCTATGCAATCCGAAAAGAACGTGGAGGGAAACATGGAGTGCATCAAGTGTAAAAAAGAAATCCCAGACGGCGCGCCCTACTGTTGCTGGTGCGGTAAAAAACAGGAAGCGCAGCGCAATCGGACGCGCGGAAACGGGCAGGGAAACGCATACCAGCGCGGCAAGACGTGGACTGCTCGGTGGACTGAAAAGACGTACCTTGACGAAAACGACAAGCTCCATCAAAAGATGAAGACAAAGGGAGGCTTTATGTCAAAGCGTGCCGCGCTCCAATATGCCGCCAACCCGCCGAAAGAAGAGCGGCGAAGCCCTACACTCAGAGCATACTACAAGACGTATCTGCGCGGAGATTACCTGTCCTTGTCGGCGAACCGGCAGGGTGCAGCGGAAAAAGCTTTCGAGCGCATGAAGGAGCTCGCCGACTGCGAAATTGACACGCTCACCATCTCACAGATACAGGATGCTATCGACCGCAATGCCAGCACCTATTACACGCGGAAGGATATGAAAACAGTCCTTTCACACTGCTATAACCTCGCGATTGCTGAAAAGCAGACCACTGTCAATCTCGCGGAATACATTAAGCTCCCGGAGCTGGACGAAAAATCGCCGGAGCCGTTTACCGACGCCGACGTCAAAAAACTATGGGAAGCGTATGCAAAAGATCATTTTGTCGGTTTTATCCTTACGATGATCTATACAGGCATGATGCCTGGTGAGCTTCTGAAGCTCAAGAAGGACATGATTGACTTTGAGAAAAACGAGATCGTCCGGGGCGGCATAAAGACAAAGAAGCGGAAGGAAACGCCTATGGTCTTCCCGGATTTCGTTGCGCCGGTGCTGCATGAACTATGCGAAGAAAGCAAGTCGCGCGTCGGAAATATCTGCTGCATAAACAAAGATAATTTTTACAAGAGATATTATGAGTGTTTAGAGCTTGCCGGAGTGCAAAAGCTGCCACCTTACTCATGCCGCCATACAACAGCTACAGCCCTCGCGATGAAAAACATCGACCCGTTTACGATCAAGGAAATCATGCGACACACAAAAATAACGACGACGCAGAGATATGTTCATCCAGATATGCGTGGGATGGTAGACGCGGTAAACCAGCTGCAAGGGGACGAGAAAGCGGGGGAGTCCCATGCCATAACCGGAAGTTTGTAACATACGATGTAGCGTACGTATCATAACTTTATGTTATTCGGCATAACTCAGCGTGATTTTTGTAATTTCAAAACATCATAAAAAGCGGAGTATTTAAAACAAAAAAGTACCGATTTTAGCTTAAATTTTGCTAAAATCGGTACTTTGGCGCGGAAGGAGAGATTTGAACTCTCGCGCGCTTTTTAGACGCCTACTCCCTTAGCAGGGGAGGCAAACCCATTGAAATATCAAGGAAAAATCTGAGTTGTAGCATATAATGTAACATACAACGCAGCACGCTATATGCCTTTGATTTTCCGCATAACTGAATCATACACTTTCCGATTCACTAATGCAAGTGTATCCATAAGTTCGTCAATGACCGTCCAAGCCTTCGCCGGGTCTTTCCCGGCTACCGCAAGCAAAAACTCGCTGTCCCCGTACTCGCCAACGGTAGCCGGTTCTGCGGTCAAAGGGGCGGGAGCGCCGGAGTAGTAACCCACATACCTACCGCCATCGCCCCGTTCCTCTTCCTGCATCTTGTCGCGTATCACATACAAACTCGCTAGTTTGGCATAGTTGGAATAGCTGGATTCATCGAATTCCAGCTTTGCAATTGCCGCTCGAATTTCGGCTTTATCCAGCATACGTCCACCTCCTATGCCCGGTCGATTTGCTCCATGCAGCGACGGATCGCGTCGTGGGCTTTATCATCGTCCGCATCGCGCATCATATCTTCCAGCTGCGCGCGCATATGCTCACGGGCGTCGGCGCGGCTGTAACGGCCCAGCGAATCCCGGCGTCGTCCACGGTACGAACTTCCGCGTCCATATGTGCCGCGCATATCCGCTTCCCATTCGCTGTCGCGGGAATATCCGCCGTCCTCGAGCATTTCAATCTTATAGGTGTTTTTGATGGAGCTCGTCAACTTCTGGATCGCGTCCAGATCGCCCGCAGACATTTCGCGCTTGGCGGCGATTTCGTCAAGCTCCTTGCAGAGCATTTCACGCAGGTTTCTCAAATCGTACATATCGCATTCTCCTTTCACGATACGCGCTCGACGATCATATTGCTATTTGCGAAACTGACCGCCTGCGCGCTGGTGTTCTTCGCCGCTACAGTCAGGCAGCAGCCGCGCGGGACTTCCACGAATGTGGAAACGAAGATGTTGAAATAGTTCTCAACAGCCGCAGGGGTTACGGTCGCTGTGGCGCTGCTCAGAGGTTCGCCGTTGATTGCGAGCGCAGCGGTAATGGCACCTACTGTTCCGCCTGTAGGGACGGCGATATTCGCGCCAAATGATACGCGGAACTTCGCCTTGCATTGCTGCGTAAGCCCGCGCAGCGTAACGAGCCCGCTGCCTTCGCGATGTACGATGCACGGCTTTCCACAAGCCGCTGTGGAGATCAGAGGGACGTTCTGCCCAGCGGTGACAGTTTGAATCCCGGATGATGTAAATTCAGCCATAAAATCATTCCTTTCATAAAAATACAGCGGCAGGGCTATTGCCCCGCCGCGTTGTTGTTAGTATCGGCACGGGGCCGACCATTTTCGTGAGGTCACGAAAAAGCTATGCTATGCAGTTGTCAGCAGCCACAACCCTGATTGCAGCCACAGCCGCCGTAACCGCTGCCTGCCCACGGGTTACAAGTAATGTAGGCAGGCGAAGGGCACGGACGCAGCTGCGAGATCAGATAGTTGTTCTGCGCGGCCTGAGATGCCGCCAGCTTCAGATTCTGATTCTCGGTCTGGAGGTCGGACAGCTTGCTTTGCGTCAGGAAGTCGAGGATGGCGCGGCTGTTCTGGTTGTTCGCGTCAATGATGTCGCGCGTAGCGTTCTGCACGGTGTTGCGCGTGTCGCACGCCTGCGTCGCCATGTCGTAGCGCACCTGGGCGATAGCTGCACGGTTTTCGCAGCAGCAATCTGCGGCCTGCATCTGCATGGCGTTGAGCTGCTGCATGAGAGCTGCCTGCTGGTTGCAGCGGGAAAGCTCGGCATTCTGGAAACCGCTGTTCATGTTCTGATTGACGCCCGCAAAGCCGTTCAGCAGCGTAGTGTTCATGGAGTAGAAGCCATCGCAGATGCCCTGCTGCGTAATGTCGCTTTTACGTTCGATCGTCGATGCTGCGCTGTCGATCTGGCGCTGAAGAGTGGCAAAATCGCTTGCAAGGACGTAATTGTCAGCAGCACCGCTGTTGCCGTTGTTTCCCCAGCCGTTGTTTCCCCAGCCGCAGAAAACAAACAGGAAAAGAATAATGATCCACCACGCGCCATCGCCACCGAAGCCGCCAAAGCCGCTGTTCATCATGCCGGTTGGCGCAACAGGCATAGTGGCCTGAACGCCGCCGTCAGAAAGAGACATAGTATCACTCCTTTGAAAAATTTTTATTCATCAAATCGTGGCCACGATGTTGATTTATGTTGATGATTACTGCATCAGGCTTTGAAACTGCTTCGCCATCTGCTGTAGCTGATTGAGCTGCTGCTGGTTTAGCCTACCACTCTGCAAGAGCTTTTCGACCTCCGCTTTGGGGTCTCCCTTGAAATTCGATTTGAACTGGTTAAACTGCTGCACCATCTGGGCAAAGTTGCCCATAGGGCCCTGCCCGCCGCCCAGCGCGGCCATAAACGGATTACTCATCGTCTTCGTCCTCCTCGGCCTTGCGTTTCTTTTTACTCTTTATTTCGCCCACAAGCGCCGCCAGCGCGTCAAACTCTTTGCGGGTGACAAATTCCACGCTCTTTCCCTGCGGAGCTGTACGGGGCGTTTCTGCGCGCTCTACAAGGTCGTAAATCTTGAGCGTCGGCTTCCCGCTTGCATCTGCCTGCTTGAGATACACAGTCGGCGCGGTAGAATCCCACAGCGCCACAGCGGAGTTGGGCGCGATGAGATAACCCCTTGCCTCCTGCTCGCCGCTTACCCACTGCACGCCACTCTGCGCGATGGGGTTCTGTTGCACTGGCTGCGACATAGGCTGCTGCATGGGCTGCATCTGTGGCTGCTGCATCTGCCGCATCTGCATGAGGTTATCCGGCATCGGCTGCGGATAATAGGGATTGAAATAGGGATATGCCATGTTCATTCCTCCGTTTCTTTTACCCAGTAATAAAGCGGGATTTCGCTCTCGCTATTCCAGCTGTCATAGATCGTCCCATCCTGCACGCACACTACATGCCCAGAGAGGGCGAGAATATACGTCCCGCGCGGGTGCTCATCGGCAAACCTGCCGACCGTATAGCAGTCCGGGCATGTGTTCGGCACAACGTTCCGGGTAAATCCCTGCTGCCGGAGGTACGAACCCCAGACACTGTTCGCACTCGGAAGATCGCCCAAGATTAGGCCTTGCAAGCACAGCCCGATATATGTTTCATCCCAGCTATTTCCCGTCGCCTTTGCGATTGCTCGAACGGTACAGTCACCGACCTGCCGCCCGGTGGGGTTTGGATTGAAATAAGAAAAGCCCATACCGAACACTCCTTTGATGTGTCCAGTATGGGCTTTTTTTCGATTCCTTGTGCCTCAGTTGTGCATCAGACCGGCATCACTTTTGTTCAGCTCGGGAAATTCCCGGACGCGGCCTTCATTCTGGCCATGATTTCCGGCAATCGCCGCTGCACGGTGGCCCTGCCGAGATACAGTTCTGTCGCAACATCGACCTGCGGGAGCTTATCCACGAAATAGAGCTGCGCGATCTGCGCGTTCTCGCGGCCGAGATTTGCCTGATAGATCACGGCTTCCATGTCCTTCCGCGTCAGGCCGCCCAGCTCCGGCGGCAGCTTGGCGCGCGCCTGCGGTGACATAGGCCCGCCCCCTTTACTTCATGGCTGCAGCCAGTTTTTTCAGTAGATCGTCGCCGTACTTATAATCGGAGAGATACTTGATGGTGTTGTCCGCGAGACCGGCCTTTGCCTTAATGGTCTTCTTGGCGTCCTCGACGGTCTTGTCAACGGTTTCCGTGTCGTAGTCCACCCACGGGAGCTTGCCGTGCTTCTTCCACACACGGCTGTTGTAGCCGCCCTTGACGCCGATATTGCCGACGCCGGTGATCTGCACGCCATTATCCCAGATGGGCGTACACTCAACGGCCAAGCCGTCTCCGATGTACAGGCCCCAGTGTCCGGGCATCCACAGGCCTTCGCCTGGGACGAGCTTGTCCCAGCCGGATGCGGATACGTCCTTGCACTTGGCAATCATGCCGTCTGCGGAGACGTCCGGTACCGCGTTTCCGGCGTAGCGGGCGCCGCCGTGGTAGGCGCTCTTGTCGCCCTTCCAGCCCCATAGGATGCCCTTTGTCAGGTTCACACAGTCAAAGCCAAAGTATCCCTTGCCGATGAGGCCGCGGTATCTGGCCTGCTTCGCTGCAGTGTACCAGTCCGGGTACTGCTTCGCTTTCTCGGAAATAATACCCTCGCCCACCGGCGAGCCGAAGCAGCCCCACATGTAGACGGTCTTGTAGTTTTTCGCGACGTCGATATGCTTTTTGACGAGTTCAGACGCTTTCATGACACTCATTTCTGCGCATCCTCCTTCGTGCTTCCGCCCTCGATAGCGTCCTGCACCTTCTGGCTCTGCGTGCCGAAGTAGAAGGTGATGACCGTCAGGAAGATGGTCAGGAAGTCCTTGCCGGAGATATCGCCCCGCAGGGCGAGGACGGCAAAGATGATGGTCAGGCCGAGCGTGACGATGGATTTGACGCTCAGCAGATTGCCGAGCCGTTTCTTGATGTTTTCCATAATCAGCCCTCCACCTTGATTGCGCGGTTCTCGAACTTTTTGTAAGCGTCGAGATAGATTTCCTGCTTGTCGCCGTTGAGCGTCAGTTCATAGTACATGCCGTCGAACAGCGTCGTGGAAACCAGCGCTTTCCAATTCTTCAACGTTTTGCAGTACCACACGACGTAAACGTCATCAGGGCTGATCTGCTTTCCGTCGCTCTTGTCTAAGTGTTCGTTGGTGTAACCAGCCACCAGCTTTTTCACAAGCTCAAAAAACTTCTTTTCTGTCATTTTGTATGTACCCCTTTCATTCTATAGGTTCATTTTTCTTTGCGAATACGCGTTTGAAGGCCAGCAGCAGGAGCTCCCCGCCGAAGGCCGCAGCGGCGAAGGTGAGCACGGCGGTCAGATCGATTTCGAGCGAAAACAGCACGGCGATTGTCTCCAGCGCGACGGCCCAGATCAGCGTCAGCGTTAGGGCCTTGATGCAGTAAACGACAATGGTGCGCGACATTTCGCCTTTCGTCCATTTGCTTTTCCCGCTCATTCCTCCGGCTTCGCCCCCTTCCCACACTGCGCCTCCAGCTGGTGCAGGAATTTTTTCACGTCGCCGTTTCCGCCCATCTTTTTATACTTCTCTCCGGCGATCAGGCGCTCGGCCATTGGCATTTCTTCCGACATGATGGTCAGCCGGAGGATCGCCAGATACTGCTCGTCCTGATGCTCCTGCATTTTCCCGAGCTTTTTGTCGATCTCGGCTAGGTGCGCCTCCTGCGTCGTGGCCTTGCCGCGTTTTTTCTGTATCGCGCCGACGACGGCATTGACGACCGCCGTCAGCGCGGACGAGCCGAGGACGGCGCAGATAATCGTGATGGTTCCAGCATCCATGTTTTTACCTCTTTTATGTATTTCTCAACGGTCAGTCATTGGCCATTTTGATGTAGGTAACCGTGTCGTCGGAATAGCTGACGTTCGGTAGCGTATTGCCGCCGAGCTGGTTGTAAAGCTCCGGGTAGTCCGGCTGCGAGAAGGCAGAGCCGTCGCAGGCGTGCCACGGGGCGGCCAGCTTCCGCACGGTGACGAGTAGATCGCCGATCTTGTATTGCGGCGTGGAGAGCTTGTCCAGCGCGTCGTTGATGGTCGGGTCGGCCGGAGCGTCGCCCGCCGTCCAGAGGAGGGCGGCAGTTTCGTCGGTCAGCAGATTCGCCTTGACGAGCGGCGTTTCCTCGGCCAGCGGTTCGTCTTCCAGCCGGAGCCAGACCTGACGCAGCGGATTCCCCGCCGCGTCATAGGCCCCGTAGCAGACCGCGCCGTTCGCCAGATCGTTCGTCCCTTTTCTGTCCCGCATGGCTCATTCCTCCACGGCCTTGATGTAGGCATGGCTGCGAACATCCGGCGTGATATTCGGGATGCGCTTGCTGTCGTAGGTATAGTCGTGGTAGACATTGCGCATGACGGTGGAAGTAGATTTGCAAGAGCCAATCAGGAAATTACCATTTCCGGCTAGAGAAGTAACTTCGTACCCAACATCCACGGAGATAAAGCCAGCGGCGATGTCGTCTGAAATCTGAATCGACGTACCACCTGCACCAGCAAAAAAGCCGTCGAACGCGATCAGATTTCCGACTAGATACTGATTCCCGGTTTTTGTCGTAAAGCTCGTTCCTGCATTCAACGAGTACAGAAGCTTACTATTGACTGCAGCAACTATGGTGTTTTCATAAACAGCAATCGACCCACCGCCATTCACACCGACAGAAGTCATAGTTTCCCATGTTGTCTGGTCGTGCAATGTTCTGCAGCGATAGAGCGTAGACCCGTTGAAGAAGAAGAAGTATCCAGAGGCAGCATCATAGATGGCGTCTTGAATAGGCGAAGTGCCGCTATAGAGCTTTTCGTCCGTCCACCCTGTGGCAGGATTGGAGGAATGGTAAACGTGCGCATAGTTGTTATATTTATCTGTATAGACATAATAACTCGCGCCGTCATACAGAACATCGAAGTCTACGATATAAGTGTGGTCGCCGATTCCTTCACCAGATTCGCTCATTACAGACCACGAATTTGCAGGATTGGTCGCTGTCAAAAGTCGCACTTCGTAGCTGCTTCCGTATGTGCATAAGCATACGTATTTCAAATTGTAGTAGTGGATGGGACCAATTTGATGTACAGTCGACGGAACTGAACATTTTGCCCACGTTGTTCCGTTGCTGGACCGGTAAAGCTCTACTGTCCCGTCGTCCTTGATTCTGCTGCGGAACCAATACCCATTTGCGTAGGAAATGATATCGTCGGCATCGGAGCTGTCGCCCGCCGTTGTCGCCACAACTTGGGCTGTCCAATCCTCGCTCGTCGCTGCTGCTCTGAGGATGGGGTATAGCTCGGGGTACTGCGCCTGCGTGATGAACCGACCGTCGCAGGGGAGCCACGCGGAAGACGGTGCTTCACGGGACGTCAGCTCGATATCGCCGACGAGGTGCATACCCTTCGATAGCTTTTCAAATGCCTGGTTGACAGTTGGGTCCTCCGGCTTGTTGCTGCCGGGCCAGAGCTTCGAAGCTGTGGCGTCCGAGAGAAGATTTGCCTTGCTGAGCGGCGTTCCCTCGACGGTCGGCGCGTCCTCGCGCCGGAGATATTCATAGTGGTCGAGCGTGCCATCCGCGCGGTAGATGCCGTAGCGGATGGCCCCATTGGCTAGTACCTGTGTCGGTTGTCTGTCTGTCATAGTAATCCTCCCGCGGTGCACTCCGCCGCGCCGGTGTAGCGAAACGCATTTATCACATTGTCGACCAGCGTCTCGCAGATGGTCAGGATGCGCTCGATATCGTTTGCGCCCGCATACGTCAGCAACGCGATCCCCGGCACATCCGGGGCATTTGCGGGGTAGGTGAGCGCGGCGCGGACGTCGCTGATCTGGTCGTGATATGCGTTGCCCTGTGCGGCTGTTATAACGTCCGTCATAGCCCAATCTGTCTTCGCCTGCCACGTGATATCCCTGCCGCAGACGCCGGTCAGGCGGTCGCGGAGGTAGTTCAGCGCCGTCCCGACGCGGTTGAGGTCAACGGCGTTGTATGCGCCCTTCATCCC